GCCTCTTTGATTGCTGATAAGGCAACACAGACTAAATTGATGCGAGAAGGCAAGATAAATGGCAGACCTAGTGCTGGCCGTATGAATATGTTTGTCTATGACGCAAAGACTAAAGCAAAGTTACCATATTGGGACGCCTTTCCATTGGTGTTACCTGTAGATACATTTAGAGGTGGTTTTGTTGGTCTTAACTTTCACTATTTACCATATGGTGTAAGATTTAAATTATTAGAACAATTACAAGACTACGCAAGTAATGATAAATTTGATGGTAGTACAAAGTTACAAGTTGGTTACAGTAACTTAAAAGGACAAAGTATAATTAAACCGGCAGTAAAGAAATACCTATGGCGACAAGTAAGGTCAAACTTTAGAAGAATTGATGTTGATGAAATGGCTATCGCATGTTATTTACCTGTTGCCGACTTCCAAGGTTCATCACTTGGTAGAGTATTTGCAGCTGCAAGGAGAGTAATCTAATGGCAATATTAAGAGGCGGCCGAAGAATTGGTAATTACGATATTCGTATCGGTCTTCCAAGAGATAGGTCTTTAGATAATGTTGAAGGTGACCCTAGGTTAAAGAGAGCGCCAGGTGGTGGTAGAGAATCCACTATCAATAGATTTATTGCAAACATAAACCAAGGTGAAGGCCTTGCAAGACCAAATAGATATTTGGTTGTGTTTAATCCACCTGAAAAATATAAATTAGGTGCAGTTGGTACAAAACAAACAGAATTCGGTCCACCACCATATCAAAGATTTGAACAATACAATCAAATGGAAATGAAAAGAAATGTTGGTATGATGGCCAATAAAGTGACCATGCCTAGTAGAGATATTAATACAACAGCAGTACAACTATATGGTCCTGCTAGAGAGATGCCATACTCTTACAGTTTTCCAGGTAACATTGAAATGACTTTTTATGGCGACAAGTTTTTAAGACAAAGAGTTTTCTTTGAAGAGTGGCAAAAGTTAATTTATGACTTAGGTAGCCACGATATGAATTTCTATGATGATTATGTTGGTACAGTTGACATTTTACAACTAGGTGCCTTTGAAAGTAATGATGATAGAGATAGAGTAACTTATGCAGTAAGATTATATGAAGTATATCCGTCAACAATCGGTTCTATGGAATATTCTTACGGTCAAAATGACCAAGGTGTCAGTATACCAATTACATTTAATTTTAGAAGTTGGTATAACTTAACATCTGGTGAATTAGCAGATGCAACAATAGGTAAATCATTTGGTGAAGTACCTACAATTAAAGCATCTAAAGATTTCGGACTATTTGGTGGTATAATTGATAAATTACCACCAGAACTGAAAAGAGCTGGTAGAGATGTACTCAACCAGGTTAAACGAAGTGTGCCTATTGGTAGGGTCACAGGTGGTAGAGTGTTCCCACCATTTTTATAATATAACAAGGAGATATTATGTCATTACCTATATTAGAAACAGCGAAGTATGAATTGACATTGCCATCTCAGGATACAAAGGTGTCATATAGACCTTTTCTTGTAAAAGAAGAAAAACTATTATTAATGGCCTTGGAATCACAAGAGAGCAAACAAATCACAAACGCATTAAAGAGCATTGTGGATGCCTGTACATTTGGCAGCCTTAATGTTTCGGCATTACCAACATTTGATTTAGAATATATTTTTCTACAAATCAGAGCAAAGTCAGTTGGTGAGATTGCCAAATTAAAAATTAAATGTCCAGATGATAATGAAACTTACGCAAATGTCGAAGTTGATTTAGCAACGGTTGAAGTGCAAGTTGATGATGCTCATACAAATGAGTTAGAGATTAACGATAAAATTAAAATGATTATGAAATATCCAACAATTGACAGTTTTGATGCTGACATAGACGCAGCTAATCTAAAAACAGGCCAAATGTTTGATATGATTGCATCTTCAATTTACCAGATTTATGACGGTGAAACAGTACATAATGCTAAAGACTACAAAAAAGAAGAGTTAAACGCATTTATCGAAAGTTTATCTTCAGCGCATTTTGAAAAGATACAAAAGTTTTTTCAAACTATGCCTAAGTTACAACAAGAGATAGAGGTGGAAAATCCTAAGACTAAAGTAAAGAGTAAAATGATGTTACAGGGGCTATCAGATTTTTTCGTATCGCCCTCTCACACGACAACCTAGAAAATTATTTCCAGGTTAATTTTGCGTTAATGCAACATCATAAATATTCTTTAAGTGAATTAGAGAATATGTTGCCGTGGGAGAGGGAGATATATGTTAACCTCTTAGTGCAACATATAAAAGAGGAAAACGAAAAACAAAAAGAGAGAGAAGCTCGTGGAAGAAAATAAAGAAAAAATAGTTGTACCTGCTGATAAGTCTGCTATATCTAAAAAGGTTAGTTTAGACTTAGAAGTAGATACATCTGTAAAAGACTTAGGTCCAAATCCATATGCAAAGATAATTCATATGGCAAGGGCTATTGATGCTTGGAGAATATTTCCAAGAATATTCATTTCAACATACATTTTTCTATTATACAAAGTAGTAATTTGGTACATGGAGTTACCAAATCCTACAATGGAACAAAGTGGGTTAGTCAGTATCGTAGTTGGTGCTGGTGCGGCTTGGTTCGGTTTATATACAGGTAGTAGAGCAAAAGGTAAATAATAAATGGCTGAAAACGGTACAACAAAAGGTTCAATGATGGCGGCTATTCAGTCCGCTCAAATGGCTGTTGGTTCAGCAATCAAAGGCTCTGCTGGTGCTGTATCTACGCCTGCCGATATGGAACAAGTTTCCATTTTAGATAAAATAAAAGAAATATCACACGACACTAGAGAAAGTATCGAAAGTATGGCCAATACAATGGCCGAAGCATTAGCATTTGATAAAGAAAAATTTAGACGAGAGATGGACATGGCTCGTGAAGCTGAAAAAGAACGACTTAAAGCAATGTCAAACTCGGATGCTAAAATGTTTATGCCTACAAAAGAAGAGGCAACAGGTGGTTTTGGCAAACTTGCATTAGGTGGTATTGCAGCTTTGGCTGCTTTTGCTAAGGCATTAAATGTAGATGAGATTTTAAGATTACCACAACAATTAAAATCTATCAGAGCAATGGCCACATTTGCTAAAGGTGTTGGTACTATTGCAACACTTGGTTTTGGTCCTAAGATTATAGACGCATTAAAGGCTTTCTTTAAAAGTTTTGATTTAAAAAAAATACAAGGCAGATTTGCTAATCTATTTGAACCATTAATTAAAAAATTTGATGATTTTAAAAAAGGTGTGAGAAGTGGTAGAACATTTACATTCTTTGATAGTGTAACAGATTTTTTTAGGAATATTGGTACTAAAGTTGGTGATTTTGTAAAAGCAATCAGAAACAATAAAGTATTAATTGGTATTACAAAGGGTATTGGTGGTGCATTTGCTACAATTAGAGCAACACTAACACCAGTTATCAATTCAATTAAAGGATTATTCTCAGGTGGTAGTAGTGTGTTAGGTAAAATACTAGGACCACTAAAAACATTAGGTAGAACTATTGGCAGACTATTCTTACCAGTTACATTAATACTTGGTGTAATAGATGGTGTACAAGGGTTTATGAAAGAGTTTGGTGAAACAGGTTCTATCTTAGACGGTATTAGAGGCGCAGTTATGGGTATTGTAGATGGATTTATTGGTGGCCTTGTCAGACTAGTTGGTAGTGCAGTAGAATATATTTTTAGTTTCTTAGGTTTAGATAACTTAGGTAAAGCAATCAATGAAAAGATTAATGCATTGATGGACAATTTTTTAACTGCCATTGGTGGTATTACAGATTTGATTACAGGTCTATTTACATTTGATGGTGAAAGAATTATGTCAGGTTTAGGTGCAATGTTTAGTGGTGTAGGTGGTTTCTTCTTAAATATATTATCAGCACCAATTGATTTAGCAGTTAACTTTATAAAAGATATATTTGGATTTGGTGACCCCGACAAGCCATTTAGTATAAAAGGTTTCTTATTAGGTGATGAAACACAACCAGGTATTATAGGTAGAATATGGAACTGGTTTAAAGGCCTGTTTACATTTGATTTCTCAGGTATCAAATCACAATTTGGTGGCATATGGTCTATTATGAAAGGTCTAGCCGCAGGGGGTTGGGCTGCCGTTAAAGCAATGTTGCCGGGTGGTGAAAGTCCAGGTGAGGCATTTAATAGAGTGTTTAGTGAATATGTTGATAGTGGTACATTAGCTGCAGCCGCTGGTATGAATACTAGTATGAGTAATGAACCAGAGATTACAAGAGTGACAACAGAAAACACAGCAGGTGATGTTGTAACAACTACAACTAAAACAAATACAATTAATCAAGGTGCTACAAATAATCAAGGTGCGACAATTGTAAATGCACCAGCGACTACTGTAAACAATCAGCAATCAACAAGTGCAAATACAATTAATGCTACTAATTTAAGAACAAGCACAGACCCTTATTATGATAGAGAAGCTTGGGCTTATTCTGGTGGTGCTTAATATTGTCCTAATTCTTTTTCTGTAATTATCTTAAACTTCATACCATTATCTTCACAATATACTTTGGCTGCTGACCATTTGGCCTGATTTTTGATATACTCAAAGTTTTCACGCATGTATGATTTAGTTTTCTTTTTTGGTGTTTTAGGTTTACCGACTTGACGACTAGGTTTTATCTCAATCATAAACTTTTCATTGTTTACTGTTTTGATAATAAAGTCAGGAAAGTACCTGTGCCATTTCTTATCTAGTGGGGAATAGTATCTAACTGGTAACTCCTCAGATGCCCAAAATAATATATCAGGATTGAGGTCACAATAACGCATGAACCGTCTTTCTAATAATGACCGATATACTATTTGTTTTGTGTTACCAACATACTTTTTAGGGTTGGTGGGATTGAATAGACCTTTGTAACTCTTTCTCATTATATCACCTATAAACTATATAAATATTACCATATTACAAAGGTATTTAGTAAATGTTTAAAAGAGTATCAAGCCATTTAAAATCACTTGCCACACCATTTCTATCAGATATTACTGGTACAGTTAGTGGATTAGTGCAAGGTAATAACACTATATCTGGTCAACAAGGTAAAGTGGCGGCTCAGTTATTAAAGAAATCACCATTTGAGAAATTAGATAGTCCAATGGAGGCCATTAAGCGTGACCCATTAGGATTTTCACAAGTACAATATCCAATAGACTTAACATCAACAGATTTAGGTCACTACATTTTATTCTATACTCTACAAAACAAATTTACACAAGGTGGTAGAAACGGTATATCAGACATAGATATGGCAGCCAGAGTTGGTCTTGCTGATTATGATAGTAATGCTGATTTCTCATCAAAGACATTAAAAACTTTAAGACAAGGTAATACACCAGCACCTAAACTAGATAATTCGGTATTGTCTAAATTTCCTAGTCATCAAACAGTTACAAGTGCAATTGCATTGTATATGCCACCAAATGTTAAAGTGTCATATAAAAATAATTACGAAGCAGAAGCAACAGAACTATCAGGTGATGTTGCAAAAGCAATTGGTGGTTTAAAAACTGCTACAAGTAGAGCAGAACAAATTGATGCAGTTATGACAGGTGTAACAGCAGGTTTAGGTCAATACGGTAAAAATATTATTGGTGAGGCAATCAGTATGGTTGGTGCAGGTGACCCCGTTAAGTTGGCAAGTAAAGCATTAGGTATGGCAGTCAACCCACAACAAGAACAGTTTTATGTATCACCTGATTTTAGAAGTTTCTCATACACATTTGATTTCTGGCCTAGA